TAGAGATCGAATCAAGGAGCTGCGAAGGGTGAAATCATCCGAGCTTATTCCCAATCCAAAAAACTGGAGGACGCACCCGATCGCGCAACAGGATGCGCTTAAGGGCATTCTTGCCGAGGTCGGTTTCGCAGGGGCAGTGCTGGTTCGGGAGCTTGATGATGGCTCGCTCATGTTGATCGATGGGCATATGAGAGCAGAGACAACAAACGATCAAGAGATCCCGGTTTTGGTTTTGGATGTCGACGAAGCCGAGAGCGATAAGCTTCTCGCAACCTTCGACCCGATCGCAGCGATGGCAGAGAGCGACGCGGGTGCACTCGATGCACTTCTTAGAAACGTAGACACCGGAAGCGAGGCGCTTCAAAAGATGCTGGCTGATCTCGCCGAGGGCGAAGGACTTTACCTTGATGAAAAAGAAATCGTCGAGGACGAAGTGCCCGAGCCAACCGTTGACCCGATCACGAAGCCGGGTGACTTGTGGACTCTCGGAGATCATCGCCTTCTATGCGGTGACTCGACAAAGGCAAATGATGTAGAGCGGTTGATGGCGGGTCAAAAGGCATTTGTTATGGTAACCGACCCACCGTATGGAGTGAAGCTAGACCAGTCATGGCGAGATAAGGCGCTCGGCGAAAAGGCGATGGGGCCTGGAAACAGAAACGTCGTGGCAAACGACGATCGTGCTGACTGGACGGAAGTCTGGAAGGCTTTTACTGGTGATGTCGCATATGTTTGGCACGCAGATAAATTTTCGGATGTCGTTATGGCGAGCCTACGGGCAGCAGGGTTTGATATATGTCAGCAGTTGATATGGAACAAATCTGTAATGGTGATGGGCAGGAGCGACTACCACTTTAAGCACGAACCATGCTGGTACGCAGTCAGAAAAGGCAAACAACACGGGTGGGTCGGCGACCGAAAACAGACAACCGTCATCGACGCTAAAAGCCCAAACCACATCATGTCAGGTTCCGACGAGGATAAGACGGAGCATCCGACCCAAAAACCCGTCGAGTGCATGGCCTACTTGATGCGGAATCACGGTGGCGATGTCTACGACCCATTCCTCGGCTCCGGCACCACGCTCATCGCCGCAGAGCAACTGGGCCGCAAGTGCTACGGTATGGAGATCAGCCCCCAATACTGCGACGTAATCGTCAAGCGGTGGGAAACGCTGACCGGGAAGAAGGCATCGCTGGAGAATAAGAATGCCTAAGGGAAGAAAACCAACCCCGACGAACATCCTAAAGATCCGCGGGTCTTGGCGTGCGAAGACACGACCAAACGAACCGAAACCGGAAGTCATGAAAATTAAAGCGCCTGAGTTTCTCGGGCCCAGGGAGCGTGAGATCTTCGACAAGATGGCCGAGAAACTTTTTGACCTTGGTGTCCTGACCGAGATCGATGCTGGAGCGTTGACAAGGTACGCGTCAATCTTGGTTCGTTGGATGGATGCTGCCAAGCAGATGGCGGACGGCGTTCCATCGTTCATGCCCGTGAAGGATGAGAGCGGCAAGGTAAAGGGGTTCATCCCCACGCCACCGTATATGGTTTTCAATAAATCCAGCGAGCAACTGTTGAAACTCGAAAGCGAGTTTGGGTTGACACCAGCAGCGAGACCGAGACTTGAAAGCAGCAACGGCGGCAAGGACGGCATCATCGACATCATGAGGGCAATCGAGTGACCGTGAGAGCGCCACGAAAAAAGAAACCGGTCGCAAAGGATCACCGCATCGTCCGGTTTTTCAACGAGCACCTCTGCCACACGAAGGGGGAATGGGCAGGCACCGCCTTCGTGCTGGCCGAGTGGCAGCGTTTATTTCTGAATGAACTTTTTGGCACCGTGCGCAAGGATGGTCTTAGGCAGTACCGCACCGCGTATCTCGAGGTGCCCAGGAAAAACGGCAAGAGCACACTCGCCGCTGGTATTGCTCTTTATCTCCTTTGCCTTGACCGCGAGGATGGCGCTGAGATTTACTCGGCAGCAAGCGACAAGGAACAAGCCTCGATCGTGTTCGATCAGGCGGTCCAGATGATCGAGGAGAACCCGAGCCTCGCCTCGATGCTGCGTGTCTACCGAAACAAAACCATCGAGCATAAATCTTCCGGGAGCTTTTACCGGTCGCTTTCATCAGACGCATTCACGAAGCACGGCTTGAACGCTCACGGGATCATCGTGGACGAGGTTCACGCCCAACCGAATCGAGAGCTGTGGGATGTGTTGACCACCTCGACCGGAGCGAGACGCCAGCCGCTGACGCTTGCGATCACGACCGCAGGGCATGATCGCCAGTCTCTTTGCTGGGAGCTTCGGCAGTATGCTCTTGGAGTGCAGGATAAGCTAATTCACGACCCGACATTTTTTTCAAAGATCTACACCTCAAGCGGCGACTGGAAACAGGAAAGCACCTGGCGTGAGGCGAACCCGAATTACGAGGTGACGGTCAAGCGGGATTATTTTGAGAAGGCAGTCACGGAAGCGCTGGCGAACCCGTCCAGGGAAAACGCATTCCGTCGATTGCACCTGAATCAGTGGACCTCGCAGGAGACGAGATGGATCTCGCTTGAGCGCTGGGATGACTGCCTCCGCGAGTTCCCTGATCTATCGGGCCGAATGTGTTACGCAGGGCTCGATCTCTCAAGCACCTTGGATCTCACGGCTTTCGTGCTTCTGTTCCCACCGATAGAACCTAACGAACCCTATTGGGTGCTTCCGTTTTTCTTCGCTCCCGAGGGCGCAGCGAAAGAGCGCGAGCGGACGAACCGGCACCGGCTTGAGGAGTGGGAGCGGCAGGGTTTGATTTTCACGACACCGGGTCGGAGTCTGGATTACAAGGCGGTGGTGACAGTCATTGAAAACCTCGCTGAAAAATACAACATCCAAGAGATCGCCGTTGACCGCTGGAACATTAACCAGATCAGCAAAGACCTTGAGACGCTTGGCAAAAACAACGGGCGACCAGACTGGCTTGTTGGATTTGGTCAGGGTTTTGCGGCGATGACCGCGCCATCGAAAGAGCTTGAGGTGCTTGTGATGAGTCAGCGCATCGCTCACGACGGCAACCCGATTCTCAGGTGGATGTTCTCCAATGTCCAGGTGGAGCGGGATAACGCAGGAAACATCAAGATGCACAAAGGCAAAGCGGTGGAAAAGATCGACGGCATTGTTGCGACGATTATGGCGCTCGGGCGCGCCCAGGTCAGCACACTGAACCAGACAAACATCTATGACACTCAGGGGATCACACTACTATGATCGATCGAATAAAAGGATTTATCACGCGTGCGCTTTCCCTGTCCGGTGGAAACCTCAAGGACCCGCGCCTTAATGAGCTGTTTGGCTCATCCGGCACTGATTCCGGCATCCGGGTGGTCACTCCCGAGACCGCTCTCACCTATAGCGCTGTTTATGCCGCTGTGAGGTGCATCGCCGAAGCTGTCTCATGTTTACCATTGAATCTTTTTGAGCGTCTCCCCACTGGAGGCAAGGCACCCTTTCGGGCATCCCCTCTTCATGCGCTCCTCCATGATGAGCCCAATCCCGAGATGACCTCCCTCCAGTGGCGTGAGGCAGCAATGGCGCATCTTCTGCTCTGGGGTAATTCCTACAGCGAGATCGTGAGGGATCTCGACGGCAATGTGGTCGAGATCTGGCCGATCGATCCGACCATCGTGACACCGACCCGCACCGAGAGCGGCGAGCTTTACTACGATCTCAACCGCGGGAAATCCTTCATCACCGCTGCGAACATGCTCCACATCCCCGGGCTTTCATTCGATGGCATTTCCGGGATGTCACCGATCGCTCTGGCCCGTCAGTCGATCGGTCTCTCGATGGCGGTCGAGCAGTTTGGCGCAGGGTATTTCGGGCGCGGAGCTCGTCCCGGTGGCGTGCTGACTTTCCCAGGACAACTCTCCGCGGAGGCTCGAAGCAATCTGCGTCGGAGCTTTGAAGAGCTTCACGCCGGTGGTGCGAACTCGCACCGGGTGGCTTTGCTCGAGGCCGGGCTAAAATGGGAAGCCATCGGGGTTCCTCCCGATGATTCGCAGTTTTTGCAGTCTCGAGAGTTTCAGGTCATTGAGATCGCCCGCTGGTTCAACATCCCACCGAACAAGCTCAAGGATCTGTCAAAGACCAGTTACAATTCGCTTGAGCAGATGAATATATCTTTTGCTGTCGACACGCTCCGCCCGTGGCTTGTCCGCTGGGAGCAGCAGCTTAATCGAAAAGTCATAAGGCCAAAGGACCGTGGCCGATTGTTTTTCGAGTTCAATGTCGATGGCATCCTGCGCGGCGATTTGCAAAGTCGCTACCAATCGTACAGCATCGCGCGAAACTGGGGATGGCTAAGCGTGAACGAGATCCGCGAAAAGGAAAACCTCAACCCGATCGATGGCGGCGATGTTTACATGCAGCCGCTCAACATGCAGGCGCTCGGAACCGATCCGGCATCCGCACCCGCAACTGATCCCTCATTGATAGCGACCACGCCAGCGCCCGCAGCTCCTGCACCCGCGCAACCAGAACCGACACCACCAACCCGATCTAACGAATCCATTCTCCTGCGCCTGCTTGATGACGCTGGCGAGCGCCTGCAATCAATCGAGTGTAGCGCCGTCAAGCGCTTTGCGAACAAGCCCTCGGAGTTTCTGGCCAAGCTCGATCACTTCTGCACCGAGCATCGCTCGAGGGTGGTGGCGGCATACGCGCCAGTGCTTGAGGCGTTCGGGCTGAGCGCGGATCTCGACCACCATGTCGGCAGGCATCTCGACCAGTTCCGATCGGTATGGCTGGATTTTTCGGGCACCGTCTCAGCGAAAGATTTTTCGGATGCAGTCCTTGAAAAAATCAAAACCATGAAAGGATCTAAAGATGAAAACTAACATTGAGCGACGATTCAGCACCGAGTTGCGAGTCGATACCGCAGCGCAAAAAATCATAGGCTACGCAGCAAAATACGATCTCCCGAGTGAAGACCTCGGTGGCTTCCGAGAGTTTATTCGACCAGGAGCGTTTCAGAGGTCGCTCGACAATAACCCCGACGTGAGAGCCTTGATCGACCACAACCCGAGCCTTATTCTCGGGCGCACCGTTTCGGGCACTCTGAGACTTGAGACCGATGCCACCGGTTTGCGGGTGACGATCGACCCACCAGATACCCAGTACGCTGCCGACCTCATGGCAGTGATGGCTCGGGGCGATGTCTCACAGATGTCCTTTGCGTTTACCACCACCGAGGACTCTTGGGATCTCGTTGACGGGCAACGGGTGCGATCGCTGCTTGCTGTTGAGCTCCACGACGTGAGCGTGGTGACCTATCCCGCTTACCCTGATACCACGGTTGCGGTAAGGTCTCATAATAAACACCTCGACAGGCTGGCGTCAGAGATCCGGGAGCGGGAGCTCCGACTCCGCGGGGTCAGGTAAAAAGTCGTTTTCTCGGGCATTTCTAAGGGTGGGGAAATTACCTCACCCTCTTTCCGACAACTGGCGACAACCGCCGACAACTGGTTGACTCATCAAACCCTATAAAAACAGTCATTTTAAATTATTTTGAAAAATAATCCGTAATTCTGATAATAAACTATTCGCCACAACGAATAGTATAATATAATAACCACACGACGACCGACGAGTGATCGGTCGGGTGAGGGTGAAAAAGGAGATAGAGACATGGTTATTTTTACAACTTTTCGGGATTTACAGTTGTGGGTTTCTGAGCGATCTGGCGAAACCACCAGCGACGAGGATAACAAAAAAATTGCTGACACAATTCGAGATATGGATGATTTCCCGTCTTGGGGAGAAGACGCTGAAGAATTTCTTGCTGAGCTTCCTGATGATTTATCAAAGTTATTAGTGAGAAGATTTCGCATATCAGATGACCAAGTTTCAGAAGTCTGGTGAAAAATGACTAACCTCATCCCAGTCGGGAAAGTCGCAGCCCTTCTCGGTGTCACTCCGAGGCGGGTTCAGGCTTTGATCGCGTCGGGAAAGCTCCGAGCGCAGCGTATCGGTCGGGACTACCTGATCGACCCCGGTGACCTTCAGTTCCTTGAGCGCCGTCCTCCCGGGCGACCCAAGAAAGTCTAATCTCAAGCCCGCCTTAACCGGCGGGCTTTTTTTTGGTTGCGAGTGTTGACAATTCGCAAATCCGTGGTTTAATCGTCTTATCGAAATCAGTGCAGTCTTTACGCACAGATCCCGAACTAGGGGCCTGTGCGTTTTTTTATGTCTCGTTCTGAGACTGATGCACTGCCCTAATACCGCAAATATTAGGAAGAAATCCGATGAACGAAATCGAAACACTGCGCGCAGAGCGCACCAAGAAACTGGAAGAAGCCCGAGCCATTCACGCCAAGGGCACCAATGAAAAACGAGAACTGACCCCTGAAGAGCAAACCGCCTTCGATGGTTTGGTTGCCCAGGTTGATGAGCACGAAGTACGCATCGCCGACCTCGAGTCGATGAACACTGCCGATGTTCCTGCTGTCGCTTCTGCTGACGCTGGCACCGCTCGCAGCGAAAAGCTTGCAGCCTTGGAAGCTTCTTCCAAAAGGCCAGCAGCACGACGCTCAAGCCCAATTGAGGCTCCTGCGTTTGTACGCGATCTTGGAGATCGTCAAGCAACTACAGACCGAGCACTGGCCCTTCGAGGATGGCTCGGATTTCACTCAGTGAACGGAGCTACCAACGAGCAGCGAGTCGCTGCCCAGAGATCAGGCCTCGAACTTGGAAACAATCGCTTGTCGTTCAAATTGAATGCCAAAGCTCCCAAGAATCAAGCCGAAGCTCGAGCTCAATCCTTGACTACCACTGCGGGCGGTTACACCGTGCCACAGGGTTTTCTCAATCAATTGGAAGCTTCTTTGTTGGCATTCGGTGGGATGCGAGAAGTCGCAACCATTATCCGAACTGGCGAAGGAAACGACTTACCGATTCCAACCGTGAGCGATCACAGTAATGTCGGCGCAATCCTTGCTGAAAACACCCAAGTCGCTGAGCAGGATGTGACCTTCGGTCAGATCACGCTCAAGGCTTACAAGTACAGCTCAAAGCTCATCCGAGTTTCTGCTGAACTTTTGCAGGATACAGCGATTGATTTGGAATCATTTATCGGGGGGGCTTTAGGGGAGAGAGTGGCAAGAATTTTAAACACTCACTTCACCACAGGTGACAACTCCAGCAAGCCCCAGGGCATTTCAGCATCCGGTTCCAGCGTCACCGCTGCCGCAACCGGTGCTGTGACCTATGCGGAACTGGTGGATCTCCAGCATAGTCTTGATCCTGCCTATCGTGCGAATGCAAGATTCATGATGCACGACAGCACTTTCAAGGCTATCAGGAAATTGGTGGACGATCAGAATCGTCCGATCTTCCAGCCTGACATCAGCGCCTCATCTCCTGGCACACTGCTCGGCTCGCCGATCGTGATCAACCAGGATGTGGCAACGATGGCAGCTTCCGCCAAGGCGATCTATTTTGGTGACTTCAGCAAGTACATCATCCGCGATGTCCAGGACTTCACCCTCCTGCGTCTCGAGGAAAGGTACGCTGATTATCACCAAGTCGGTTTCGTTGGATTCTCCCGTCACGACGGAAGAATCCTCGATGCTGGCACTGACCCCATCAAGCACTTGGTGATGGCAGCAAGCTAATGAAAGTTAAATTCCTCACCTCCGTGGCCGGTTTGAATTTTGGCTATGATGCGAATCTGGTCTATGATCTGCCGGACTCGGAGGCAAAAAAATGCGTTGATCTTGGGTGGGCAAGCGTCGTTGAGGCGCTTGCTCCTCCACTCCCCGAAACCCGTAAAAACAAGGCTGAGAAGGCAACCACCAAAAAACACAAAGAGACTCGCTAATGCTCACGGTCACCACGCCACCAGCGACCGAACCAGTCACCCTCGCAGAGATGAAACTGCATTCGAGGATCGACACCCTAGAGGATGACGACCTCATCCTCGGCTTGATCTCGGCGGCGCGTCAGCACATCGAGCAGATGGCAAACATCAAGCTGATCACGCAGACCCTTGCGCTCTCGATAGATGAACTTCCAGACAGCGGGATCATTTACCTTGATGGCCCGGTGCAGTCCGTGGACTCGATCATTTATTACGACCTCGCCGGAAACCAGCAGGAGTGGGACAGCTCGCTCTACCAGGTCGACACCAGCGCCAACCCCGGGCGAGTCATGCCAGCCTATGATGAAGACTGGCCCGATGTGATCGATGACTACAACTCATTCATCATCAACTATGTCGCAGGTTACGGTGACGCAAGCGCAGTCCCAGCGATCTTGAAACAAGCGATCAAGCTTTTAGTCGGTCATTGGTATAACCAGCGCGAGACTGTTTCCCAGGCGCAAAGCTACGAGGTTCCCTACGCGGTTGAAAACATCGTGAAAATGTTCTCTAGGGGGACAGTCAACTAATGATCAAAGCCGGTGAATTAACCCAGAGAATAAACCTCCAGCGTGACGCTGGAAACTCCGTCGATGACTACGGACAACCGCAGCGCCTCTGGGGAACATATCACACGACCTGGGCGAGCGTGCGCCCGCTTTCCGGCAGGGAGCAGGAGCAGGGAGCTGCCCGCCAAGCGGTGATCTCGCATCGGGTGCGTTTGCGCTACAAGAACGGCGTCCTTCATGGGGACCGGATTTCGATGGCTGGCGGCAGAGTCCTCGAGATCGTGAGTGTCAGAAACATCGATGAGGGTTCGTGGGAACTTGAGATTGATGCCATTGAAAGGAGCGCGTGATGGGAAGACCAAGGTCATCATCCACGAGCTCAAAAAACTCCAGCAGAATTTACATTGAGGCGAGCTCCCTCAAAGGAATCCTGCAAAACATGGAGCACATTGATCGTTACATCAAGAGGGTGGCGCTCGGTCAAGCTTTGGAAGCTGGTGGCGAAATGATTCTGGATGTTGCGCGCCAAAAGGTGAAAAAAGCCAGCGGGCACCTGTCCAGATCGCTTGGCATGAGAAAAAAGATTGTGCTCCAGACAAGGGCGCAATACAGCTACGCGGTCATAGGTCCGATCAGAAGGAGCTACACCGCAGCAATGAAAAGACTCCAGATGAATCGGTCGCAAAGAAGAAACTCAACACCCAATGAAGTGGTTAACAGCGCAACTCAGTATAGTCATTTTGTCGAGTACGGAACCTCTCCGCATCCCATCGGGAGCGGAGATGTCACCAATTACGACTTATCGATGCGCAAGGGTAAAAAGTATCAAGCCAAGGGTGCCTGGCATCCGGGCGCAAAACCTCAACCTTTCCTTCGTCCAGCATACGACGAGAAGAAAGACCTTGCGATCAAGGTCATGGGTGAGATTTTGGCAGATGCTGTCGAAAGGGGTTCCGCATGAGCGCAAGCAAAGCACTCCGGGCCCGACTGGTGGATGATGCGACCATGACCGGACTGGTCGGCACCCGCATTTATCCAGGGCGAGCCCCGCAGAATGTCAAGCTCCCCTACATCGTGTACCACCGGATCAGCACCGTGAGGGCGGCGACCCTTGATGTCGGCAATGCCAAGGTGCCCGAGGTCAGGATGCAGTGCGATGTGATCGCCGCCACCCAGGCGGAAGTGGAAACAATTCTGTCACGCATGCGGGTCGTGATGGACAATTTTCGCGGCACCTCCGCAGGGGTGACCGTGCTCGGCGTCAGTGTGGATGATGAGCAGGACCAACCCGAATTTTACGAAGGGTCGGACACCGTGTTTTATCATTCGAGTTTGGATTTTTCCATCATCTATAGGGAGGTATAAAGCCATGGCAGCAGTAATCACCAGCGGAACAACCTTGACCATCGGTGGCACATCGCTCACCGGGGTCACTGACATCACCCCACCGAGCTCGACTCGCGGGATGATCGACACCACCCATCTCGGCAGCGCCGACCATGCCAAGGAATATTTCCCAGGCATGATCGACGGCGGCGAGTTGTCAGCGACCGTGATTGTCGGCGCTGGCGCTGGCATCAGCACCATCGCTGGATATGTCGAGGATTATGGCGCGACCAAGGCCTGCGTCATCACCCTTGCTGACACCAGCACCGTGTCATTCTCAGGGTATGTGACCAAGGTCCAGATCGATGGGATCGCAGTCGGCGACAATGTTGTCAAGGCGACTGTGGGCGTGAAACCAGTAGGGAAAATTACCTACGCATTTGATTAAGGAGATTCACATTTTAGACAAGGCGAAACTACTTGGCGCAGGGAGCGCCTACAAGCTCGGGGAGATCGAGATCCCCGAGCTCGGCGGCAAGGTGTTCCTGCGGGTCATCTCCTCCAGGGAGCGTGACCAGCTTGAAAGCGAGATTTCATCGGGCAGCAAAAGCGGGAATCTCTCAAACATCCGCGCCAAGCTGGTGGTCAGGTCACTCTCGGACGAAGCGGGAAAAAGGATTTTCTCCGATGCCGATGTGGAACTGGTCGGGGACATGCCAGCGCCTCTTGTTGGCATCCTGTTTGATGCCTGCGCTCGGCACAACGGCATGACTGGCGGAGCAGTCGAAGACGCCAGAAAAAACTAATCGAGCGCCCTGCGCGCCGGTTTCTTTTCCGGCTGGCGGGGCACTTGAAAAAGACGGTTGCGGAAATCCTCGACGGCATGGATGCCGCCGAGCTCACCGAGTGGATTGCGTTCTCCACGATCGAGCCCTTGGATGCGGACCGAGCAGACATTCACGCGGCGCAGATCTGCAGCACCACGGCGAATGTGTGGCGGGCTTCAGACAGCAAAGCGATCGAGGTGAAAGACTTCATCCCGGACTGGTACGGTGAGCAGAAAAAAACCGACAACTTCGCCGCGTTCAAGGCGTGGGCGATTGCGATGGGATCAAAAAAATAGGGGATCGACATGGCAAAAACAATCGGGTCGCTCAATGTTTCGATGGGCCTGTCGATCACCGATTTCATCCAGAACCTCGACAAAGTCAAGGAGGACATGGGTAAACTGGAGGCCGTAACGCAAGCGGCCTCGCAGCATTTTGACCGGGATGTCGCCGGGGTCATGGGTGACGCCCTGCATAAATTCGCAAAGAGTTCAAAGCTCGGGGCCGATGATGCCCTGGCGTTTGCGGTCAACCTCAAGAAGCTAGGTCTTGACGCTGATGGCATCACCAGCTCGCTGGAGCAGTTTGGAAAATCCATCGGGAGATTTGCCAAGAACTCGGGCGAAGCGTCCAAGGCATTCGCCGGGGTGCTTGGAAAAATCGGGCAAAGTGACAAGGTTCTGCTCCAGGATATCCAAGCGCTGGAGTCGATGGGGGTCAAGGCATTCGACGCTCTTGCCAAGGAGCTCACCAAGGTCGAAGGCAAGGCGGTCACGACTGCGGATGTCATGAAGCGGATCTCATCGGGTGCGATCAGTGGTGCCGAGGGTTTGAAAGCTTTGACGGTTGGCTTGACAGCGGTCGTCGAAAAAGTCCGAGACACAAACACCGCAGAATATGTCGCCGAAACCAAGAGATTGAAAACAGAATCCGACTTAGTCACGAAGTCGCTTGAGCTCCAAGCTCGTCAGATGAACTTGGATTCTGGGGCAACTAAGAAACTCTACGACGAGATGGTAAAGCTTGAGCAACAGGAAAAGATCCTGATAGAGCTTGAAAACAAGGCGAAGGGCATAGTTCCTCCGCCAAAGATTGACACCAATACGCCCGAATACATATCGAACGCAATCAAGCTGAAATCTGAGACGGACCTAGCGACTAAGGCTCTTGAGCTTCAGGCCCGTCAAATGAACATCGATTCGGGTGCCACCAAGAAGCTTTACGACGAGATGGTGAAACTTCAGGAGCAGGAACAAAAAATAATTGAGGCTGAGAACAGGGCGCGTGGAATTCCTCCACCTCTTCCAGTCATGCCTCCACCTCTTCCTGGTGAAAAGATCGCCGTTAAAAAGACTCCCGACAATGATAAAAACAAAGAGTCTCAGGCCAAGGTAAGGCTCAGCCAGTTTCTCAACTATGTCGAGACCAAGATCACCTCGGCGGCGTCATCAATTTACAACAAAGTGATCAACCTAGTAACCAACCCGATCACGGTGATCAGCGGGGCTCTTGCGAGCTATGGAGTCTACAAGATCTACGACCGAGCGGTGGAGGCGTTTGCCAACACCGAGGAAATCCTCACCCGGATCAAGGGTCTCGCAGGCGATGCCGGAGCGGCTGAAATCGGCGGCGCAATGAACGAGATCGCCAATCAAGGACGCATCGCCCAAGAAGCCACCGGCAAGCTCGCCACCGGGTTTCTGACTCTTGGAGTGTCCAGCTCCGACGCGGCAAGAATGCTCCAGTCATTCGGGACAATTTCCCAGGTCGCCGGGTCCGGTGCAGGTGATGTGTTTGCGAAGCTCGGCGAAATCAGTCAGTCGATGATCAGGACAAGCGAGGTGCAGGCATCTGATTTTGAGCAGCTTGCCGCATTGGGTCTACCAGTCTATGAGGCGCTGGCGCAGCGGCTTTCTCAAGTTACAGGGCAGGCAGTCACTGCTGAGAAGGCGATGCAACTTTTGGCTCGAAAAGAGGTCGGAACCGCCGATGCGCTCAACGCTATAAACAATCTGCAATCGAATCCCAAGGTGATCACGCAGCTCGAGCAACAGGCAAACACGCTCAAGGGAATCTATGCCCGGCTCGCTGGCGAGGTTGAGGGATTCTTCACCGAGTTCGGTGGTGCGATCATGGAGGCGCTTGACCTCAAGGGATTTTCCAACAGTCTAGTGGCATTTGTCCAGAACATTAGAAACAACTTTGAAAGCATTGTCCCGGCTATTAAGAATGTCGGAATGATCCTTGCAGTGGTGCGTGATGTGTTATTCCAGGCGTTTCAAGGTCTGGTCAATTTCTTTACGACGCTTGGAGGCGCTGATGCCACGGTTGGAAACATCGACAATATCAGATCAGTGGTCATTCAATTTGCTCAAGGGGTTTTGACAGCACTTCAGAGCGTGATGCTGGCAGCGGTGGATATTGTAAACAAAATGATTCAATCCGTCGGAGGTCTGGAGAGATTTGCTAAAATCGCCGGTGGTTTCGTGGCTGGCGCTGGATCAGGCGCTTTACTTGGGTCTTCTGCTGGTGGCATTGGCGCTTTACCAGGGGCAATTGTTGGCGGCATTACCGGAGCTGTTTATGCGTTTAGCAAAACATCTGGTGCCGGTGACATGATTGACGCCGAAGCCATCAAGGCAAAAATGAATGATGCCTTCAAGTCAATTGCGGATGCGGTTGGCGCAACGGGAACTGATCAGGCGCAAAGCATCGTTCAGCAGTTCATCGGGTCGTTCAACACGGCGATCAATGACGCTGCTGCCGGAACCATCAACCAAAACAACATGATCATGAAGATAAACACCGCGTTTGATAAAATGATCGATGGTCTGGACATTGGCATCACCAACGGAACAATGGGGCACACCGCTTTCTTAAACCAGCTTTCTGGTGGCACTGCGACAGCGATCGCCATGTTCAAGCGCCAGCTTGATCTCGGATCAATCAGCACTGATGAATTTGCAAAGACAATGGATCGCATGAGGACAACGGCGTTTGCGGCTCTGGACGCGCAACTATCCGCTGGAACCATTACCAACGAAGAGTACGGCAACTCGATCATTGCGATCCAGCAACAGTTTGACGCACTCAACCCGCCAGATCTCGCAGGGCTTAACGCGTTCATGGGCGGCGACAATGTGCCGCAGTGGATCAAGGATCTGAGCAAGGTTGAAACTCCCCTCGAGATCTACCGGCGCAAGATGGAAGAACTCCAGATGGCGCTGGCCGACCGGCCCGACCTGTTCGCCGCAGGAGCTGCGCAGCTCGCCGATGAGCTTGAAAAATCAGTCGGTGCGGTCGAGGCCCTCAAGAATCCCGGTGCGCTGTTGGCTGGAAGCGCCGCCGCCTTCTCCCAGGTGCTCAAGATCCAGAACGCTGGCAAAGGTGAAAACGCAGCGGATCGGCTTGCACGCATTCAGCAACAGGCACTCCAGCAGGATCGCGCCAGAAATGAACTCTTGCAGCAGATCGGCGCTGCCGCCGCAAACCAGAACAACCTCGTGATCGCTAACTTCTAGGAGCACCGATGGCAGTCACCAACACCTACGAAACTTATGAAGGACGCACCGGAAGCGATGACAGCAAGCTCCAGGTCTCGCTGGTGCGCACCTTTTTGGTCCAGACCGACACGATGAGCGACGATGTACCGGATCTTTTCGGGGCTAATCTTCCCGCACTTTTCTCGGTGCATCCAAACTTTGCCAGGGCGTGGTGCGTCGGCAGGACGGCGGCGCAGACCGAGGACCCCTATTTCTGGAAAGTCACTTGCACCTACAGCAGCAATGTGGACACGATCTCTCCGAGCTCGACCCCGAGCGCGCCGCAGACACCCGAGGTCGCCAATCAGATGAAGGGCGCAAGCCCTGCGGAAAAGGCCGACCCCGATTTCATCAACCCGCTGCTCCGTCCCACCGATGTCGATTTCAGCACCGTTGAAAAGGAATACATCATCCTTGATGATTTCAGCCCGACGCAAAAGGCTGTTGTCAACGGCAATGGCGAGCGTCTAGACCCTCCGCTTATGGGATCTCGTCCCGTGGTTTCCATGAAGCTCGAATTCAACACGGCGACATTTCTGGCGACGACTTGGATGGCAAGAGTCAAGTGCGTCAACCAGGCATCATTCGGATCGTTCGCAGCACGCACCATTCTCCTGGACAAAGTCAGCGCCAAAAGAGTCTACGAGAATGGCTACAAATATTGGCGAGTGACGCTTGAGTTTCAGCTTGATCAAAACACCTGGGACGCTGTAGTCCTCAATCACAGCTACACCGAATGGAACGGAACCGAGTTGGTGCCAGCGACCGACAAGAGCGGGAGGCCGCTTCCCAATGGGGTTATCCTTGCGGGCGACACCGGCATTCCATTAAATCATGATGTTGACCCATCCGAAGCAAACGGCGGTCATTTGCGTTTTAGGATTTACGAGGACATTTCATTTTCTTGGCTCGAACCAATATACGCCAACATACTCTAGGAGTTTAAATGAGCGGTTACGGATTTACCGAGGACAGTGCCAGGCGGATCGTGAACGCGGTCCGAAAAGTCGAGGGAGACACCACGCCGCCGGTCGCCGTAGGTCCCCGCTTCACCGGCTCCCAGATGAGCGTCGTGAAGGTGACCAGTCTCGGTTCCCCATTCGCCACCGGGCAGCGGGTGGATTACAACGCATCCGCAAACACCAGAGCCGACATCAACCAGGTAAAAATCAAGGAAGTCAACGGAGCGACCCTCACCGTCGGAAACTATTATGTCGGGCTTTTCTCAGGATACACGACCACCGATGACCCGCTGTTTTTGGTCAATGTTTCCGGGAGCGGGGGAGGTGGCAACGCGGTGATCGATGTGGTAACGGATGTGACATGCGACCCAGTCAATGGGCTGGTGGTGTCCACAGTGACTTTGTCAGGTGCTGATTATGACAATGCAGTGATTAGAAACTTTCTTGCCCTTTCAGATGTTGACGCAAAATCCTATGTAGGAAATGCTGGCAGGGTGGTGCAGGTAAATGCCACGGCAGATGGTCTTGAATTTGGTGACATTGTCACTGGTGTTTCAGATTCATTCATCAGTCTCACGGACACGCCGCCAGCATACGGGTCAACCAACACCTATAAGGTGCTTACAGTATCAAGCACCAACGCTGGGATCAGTTTTTCAGACAACAACATCACCACCAAAAATAGCATCAAGGGTGGGGGGAATCCGAACAACCCGACCACCTATGCATCCTTGGAACTGGTTGGGGATGTGTCGACTCCAGTCGCCAATTATTTTTATGGAGCTGATTCATCATCGGTCAGGGGGTGGTACAAGGTTAAATTCACTAGCCTGGACAATGTGCCAAATAGTTTCACTGGCCAAGCTGGGAAATTCCTAAAAGTCAACACGGGGGCTACCGCGCTTGAATTTGCGGAAGTGGACATCGATACAATCCAGACTGATGTGACAACGCTTCAGACTGATCTCGGTACAGCACAGACAAACATCAGCACATTGCAAACAGATTTAGGCACGGCTCAGACTAATATCAGCACGCTTCAGACGGATATCACAACTTTACAGACCGACCTTGCGACTGCTCAGACAGACATCGCTGATATCTTGACCAGATTAAGCACAGCGGAAACAGCTATCAGCACGCTTCAAACAGATCTTGCAACTGCTCAGACGGATATCACAACTTTGCAAACTGACCTTGCCACCGCACAAACGGACATCAGCACGCTGCAAACGGATCTGGCAACTGCTCAGACGGATATCACAAACAATTACAATTCCCTCGATTCACGCATCACGGCACTGGGGGGATGATGCAATTTGCGACAACATTTCAATTAGGTTCAATTCCAAGTGGTTTTTGTTCTGACATCAATGCGACAACTGACAATATAAACATCGGGTCAGGCAACACATTTTCTGGATTTTGGCCTTATCTTTCATCCATCCCGGGTTCCTATGAAACAACAGGGAATGTGATTGCTCGAGCAGTTTTTGAAAAATTACCCATTAATAACGCGCCAGCACTCCCTGCAGAATTAGAAACCCAGAAGATTTATTTTCTCAGGAAAACCGGAAGTGATGTAAAAGTTTATTTGACTTTTGCTGACGCACAGGGTGAAAGCAACCGGATTAATTTTGCCACCAGTGCAAACGGGTATTTGTTTTCAGTTTATTTTATCGACATTGTTTACCGGCATTTAAACGCATGGTCACCAGCAGCTCCAACACTGGCAGAAATCCCATGCTGTCCTGATGTGCCAGCGGTATTTACAAATTGTCCAAATATTGGAAGTGTTAGTTATATGGGTGAAACTAGAGAGTTAGCACGATTTAACACTTATGGTCAAAACTTTAACGCAGATGGTTCGTTAAATTCACACGAACCAATTCAAAAAACTTTTACATCAGCAAATGGTCATGTATATGATGTTGAGGTTTATATTAATTTTTATTTTAATGACTTGCCACTTCCTTCTGGAAATGTTCAAGGACACCCGGGATTAGTAATATTTTTTTCTGGATCTTATGGTCCAAATTTTGGTGAACAAATATTTGGTCAATTTTATTACACAACATCAAATAATTTTGAAACTAATATGACATTAAATTTAATTGATCCGCAACCAGATTTTCTAGTAATAAACAATTTGAACCAACTTACAGATCAAGGTTTTTTGCCATCAACCATAAATTTGTCATTTAGTGGTTCAATCACTCCACCTTCTCAAATAAAAGTTTCAATACCAGATGCTTTTTTTAAAAACAATTTTTATGATAATGCGACAGTCAGCATTATTGAAAAACCTATAAACCTTGGCTTAATTGAAGATGTCCTTACTTATGATCACTCAACTAGAACCTATTGGGGATCATTGCAAAACATAGCAGGAATAACTGGAAGAATTCATCTAAGCATTCCAAGTTTTTATCCATTGACTTCAAGTGGAGTGAATTTTATTAACTGTGGGTCAGGTTATCGCGCACAAAACAATTTTAGAGGCGGCGAATTTTTAGACATTCATTTAAATGATTCATCCAATTCAGAGTTTAACTTTTATCAAACATTTTATGCGGAAATTGATTTGGGTGTGAATTTATGGGCAATCAACAAATTGCGGTTATTTTCATCATGTGATAGTTTTGGTGGATATCCCACAGGTTTAAGTCTTGGTGAATCTTGGTTTGATTCAAGAATACTTTACAATGTGCCACTTGGATTTAATTTTGATTTTCTTCAAAATGACCTGCAAAAAAACAAAATATTATCCATAGCTTTTAGTCGTTGGGGGGAATCTAAATTTAGGTTGACCAATGAAATCATTCAAGAAAATGACAATTCTGTAAACCATTACCATCAGAACATTTTCTACATCAAGTCCGTCCACCCGGACGCATACATCACCAGTCTCGGCCTGTAACCCGAGCAATTTGCGCACGAATCGGACGAGATTAGAATATTAATTATCGTTTTTTTAGGGGGTCTAATGGCCGCATTTCACCATCTAGTCATAGATCAAGGCGCGACTTTGCGGGAGTCTTTTACCTACAAGGACTCCGACAACGCTGTCGTTGACCTCACCGGATACACCGCGCGCAGTCAGGTGCGCTCAAGCTACACCTCCGCCACTGCCGTCCTCAATCTCACCAGTCAGGCTGGCACCCTCACGATCACCGCAAACACCGGGACCATTGCTTTCAATGTTTCCGCAACTACAACCGCAGCACTCACTCCCGGAAACTATGTCTGGGACCTGGAGCTGGTGGACGCAACCGGCATCGTGACTCGTCTGGTCGGTGGCACTTGTACCGTGACCCCGGAGGTGACTCGATGAATGAGGACTTTATTATCGTTCATCAATCGCCTGCATCGATCGAAGTTATCTCGAAGGTCGGGACGCTCACGGTCTCAACACCCGAACCAGTCGGTTCCATGGAATTCATGAATGAGAATGTCATCGTTCATGAAGCTCCTGCACCGATCGAGGTCATCTCGAGGGTCGGGACGCTCACGGTCTCGGCACCCGGACCACTCGGTCCCAGGGGATTCACCGGGGCAACCGGGCCGCAGGGTCCAGTTGGCGTTGCCGGTGGCCTTGATTCTTTGGACGATGTTCTCCTAGTCAATTTGCAGGACGGGCAGCTCCTGCGCTACAGCGCACCGCTGCAGTCGTGGACAAATTCAAACACCGTGGACGGTGGAAACTTTTAACTCGAAGGGTTGGCATCATGGCAAACACGATCCGAATCAAACGCAGATCTGCGGCGGGAAGCGTCGGAGCTCCCAGTCAGCTGGCACCCTCAGAATTAGCATTTAACGAGGCAGATAATACGCTCTATTATGGATTCGGTGATGCGGGTGGCGGAGTGTCATCCAGCATTGTCGCCATCGCCGGGTCGGGTGCATTCGCTTCTCTCAGCGGGAATCTGACTTTCAGCGGCACCGTTTCTTTCACAAACACATCAGTAACTTTTGCCAATGGATTCACGCTTCCTGTTAATCGTGGAGGCACCGGAGCGAGCAGTGCTGGCGATGCCAGAACCAACCTCGGCCTCGGAACGATGTCCACGGAGACCGCAACCGACTATCTTTCAAAGTCAGGCAATTTATCGGGTCTCGCAAGCACCAGCACCGCAAGAACAAACCTCGGTCTTGGCACGATGGCGACTGAGACCGCAACCGACTATCTCAGCAAAGCCGGGAATCTTTCCGGGCTGGCCAGCACCAGCACTTCCCGCACCAATCTGGGACTTGGCAGCATCAGCACCCAGGACGCAAGCAATGTGACGATCACCGGCGGCTCAATAACTGGTATCACGGATCTTGCCATCGCTGATGGCGGCACCGGGGCAAGCACTGCCGCCAATGCCAGGATCAATTTGCTGCCAAGCTACACATCAAACGGATCAAAAATCCTAGCGCTCAACAGCGGCGCAACCGATGTCGAATGGATATCACTCTCCGCCACCGGGGTGACCTCCGTCGCACTTTCCGCACCCAACATCTTTAGTGTATCGGGTTCCCCAGTGACCTCGACCGGGACCTTGGCGCTCAGCCTTGCCACACAAACGGCGAATTATGTCTGGGCTGGCCCGACTTCCGGTGGCTCGGCAACTCCAGCATTCCGGGCATTAGTCGCTGGTGACATCCCGGCGCTCTCCTATCTTTCGACCTCGGGAGGCACGGTTTCCGGGAATGTCACCGTCACAGGCGACCTGACCGTGCAGGGAACCACGACCACCATCGACTCGACGACGGTCAATGTCGCAGACAAAAACATCGTGCTCGGAAATGTCACGACTCCGACCGACACCACCGCGGATGGTGGCGGGCTCACCTTGAAGGGCGCAACCGACAAGACCATCAACTGGGTTGATTCAACCGACTCCTGGACAAGCTCCGAGCACCTCGATCTGGCTTCGGGCAAAGTGCTCAAGATTAACGGCACCACCGTGTTGTCAGCAACCGCTCTTGATGGCGTGGCGATTGACGGAGGCACTTTCTAGGAATGGCGAACACGATAAAGCCCAAGCGAAGTTATACATTAAGCAGCGTCCCCAGCGGCCTCGCCGCCGGGGAGCTTGCGGTGAACGCATCGGCAACACCAAAAATTTGGATCGGAAACTCCGCAGGCACCGGGAATGTTTTGGTCGCGTCATTGAGCCTTTCCGACATGGCGGGCAGCACGACAAACATCACCGAAGGCACGAATTTATATTACACCGATGCCAGGGCGCGCGCAGCGGTTTCCGCAGGAACCGGAATTACTTATTCATCCTCCACAGGCGTGATTACAGCGGACGCCGCCAGCGCAAACACCGCAAGCAAGCTGGTGATTCGTGATGCCAGCGGAAACTTTTCGGCAGGAACGATAACAGCATCCCTGACAGGAACCGCATCCACAGCAACTAATCTTGCTGCTGGTTCTGGTGGAACAATTCCTTATCAGTCTGCTGCTGGCACGACTGCAATGCTGTCTAACGGAACAGCAGGGCAGCTACTTCAGGCAAATGGTGGCACTGCTGCTCCATCATGGGTGGCATCCCCTGGAGTTCCAACCGGATCACTTTTCCCTTTTGCCGGTTCAGCAGCACCAACCGGATATCTTTTGTGTGATGCTTCAGCAGTCAGTCGAACCACCTACGCGACACTTTTTGGAGTAATTGGCACAACCTACGGATCTGGTGACGGTTCAACAACTTTCAATTTACCGGATCTTAGAGGCCGACTACCAATGGGAGCTGGAACAGGAACAGGGCTGAACAGTTCTGGGACTGGCCTGCCATCTGGAACTGCACAAACGGCACGAACTATGGGTCAATGGTTTGGTGAAGAAACTCACGCCTTAACAACTGCAGAATTAGCTAGTCATACACACGCCAACACAGTCAGTGGTGGAAGCACAGGAAATGCTGGAAGTCATAGCCACACACTTAGTAGGGAAGTTTTGACTTATCTTGGTAGTGGTGGTGATCGATACGACCCTTATCCTGGTTCGGTGTGGAAAGGTTCAGCAGGGGCAGGCCTAACCTTAAGCACACAGGCAGATCATTCCCACACTTTCACTCCAACAATCTCAAATGCCTCTGCTGGTAGCGGTAGCAGACACAACACAATTCCACCTTGCGTTGTTTTAAATTACATCATCAAAACATAGGAGATCTCATGGAGATTTTGATTAGCGAATTTAAAAATGTTGAAATCAAAGAGAATGGTTATAATGTCACATTCGTGAACAGAAATAAAAAGAGATCAACTAATGATACGGACTTTTTCCCGGCTGGCTCAGATGTTGAAGTCAAAATTGGTGAACTTAAAAAGCTGTTGAAGAATTATTTTAATGCACAGGTATGACTCCTGATGAGATTAGGGCGGTCAGGAAACTTTTGAAGCAAGGATGAAATCATGAACTTTCTCATCTATCTCCTTATGTTTTCCCAGATCGAGTCAACCTCGGTCGAGGGTGGTCGCACCTCACCCGACGGCAGCGAGGAGATCCAGGTCGATCTACCGGGCTCGGAGCAGATGAAGAACACCGGAGGCCGCGATGGCGCTGGCCTTTGCGTTTTCACCTCGATCGAGCACAGCGGACGCTGGCAGAATGTCGAATCCATCCTCGGCCTGCAAAAGAAAATGACCAAGGAGCTCGGCGGCGGCTACCCATCGAAGGTCGAGAAGATGCTGGCCAAGTATTGCGAGGGTGCGCAATATCTTCAGTACGAGGGAAACGATCCCTCACTCATCAAGCTCGCTCTCACGACCGGGAGGATGCCATCGGTCACCTACGGATATTCGCCCAGGTACAGTGGCAAGATCGCTCACATGGTAAACGCTGCGCATCTCTCGGAAAAGTGGGCAGCGATCCTGGACAATAATTTTCCCGGCGAGGATAAATACGAGTGGATGTCTCCCAGCGAGTTCAAGAAACGCTGGATCTCCGGCGGTGGTGGCTGGGCGGTCGTGCTGCTGGCACCTCCTCCTCCTCCGATCCCGGTCAATGACTCGCCTCCGGTGAAAACCTACGGGCAGAAATGGGGCGCAAGCTCCAGCGCCGCGGTCGCGGTGCCCTATGAGTGGAGGGTCATCGACGCGGACCAGGTTGCGCTCTACAGCGGTGGTTACCAGCGGGGAGTCTGGATCAAGAAACGCCAATGCTACCGAGAGCTTCTCCCAGATGGCAACTGGGGAGCGGATCAACCCGAGGCCCCGATCACGCCACCCGAATCCCACCTCGAGAAAGTCATCGAACAGAAGGAACTCAACTTCGGTTTGGATCGTTCTCGCATCGACACCGGGGTCGAGAAGTTCTGGCTCGGTGGCGTTGAGGTTTCCAAGAAACAAGCTTACAGCGCGCTTGAGGGAAAGGGAACCGATCTCATCGACGACCGTCAGAAGCTCCGTTTAACGGTGATCGGCACTAAAGCTGAGTGTCAGGCAGTTGTCAAAGATCTCGAAGATCATCCCTCATTACACGCTTTTGCTGACATCTTGCTGGTCCAGTCATACCGGCCCGACTCCTGGGCGGTCAAGGATATCGGATTGCTTCCGGGTTCACCACGGATCGTGGTGCAATCGGGGCCCGATGCCAAGGGTGTTGGCAAGGTTTTGCATTCCCAAGGTGACTATGATGGCGGAGCTGCGGCGCTTGCGGATGCGCTCCGCAGGGTGCGACCTGACTACGACCCCAAAAAAGACGCAGACAAGCGCAAGATCCCGAACCCGCTGCCATCCTCGGGAAGTTTTCTAAGCCTCTTCTTGATGCTGGTGGCGGGCGGGTTGACGCTTGCGGGTTTCCCTCTGCTGGCCGCTCTGGTGCGTGGCGGGAGCGCCATCGCAAACAAGGAACCCGAGGTTAAAAAACCAGTAAAGCGCCGTCGCAAAAAGACTTAGGAAATTATTTTTTCCGAGCGCTGGATTTTTGGAAATCTCGGGTGACAATCGTCGAATAACTAGGAGGCGATAATGGCAGACCCAATCAAGCCAGGCTGGCAGACAACCGAATTCTGGACCACGATGGTCGTGCAGGGAATTTCCCTTGCCGTCGTCTTCGGGGTCATCAACAGTTCCGATAGCTCCACACTCGCGGATTCATTGACCAAGATGATCACCGCTCTTTTCTCGCTGCTGGTTTCCGGCAGCACCGTGCTCAACTACATCAAGGCCCGAGTCGCGGTGAAAACCCGATGAACTTCCGGGACTTTATCCTTGGAGGCCTCATCGGCTGGGTGCTTTGGATCACGCTCTACGGAGGGTGCCAGTGTGCCAGTCAGCGTCCACTCGTTTCTCTCGGAAAACTTCTCCTCTGGTTACTCGGAGCTCTCCTCTAGCATGCCAACAAACCCCGAGGATGATCCCTGGGTGGCTCATTTAGAGCATTGCTATCTCAACCGAGACAAGGGAGCAAACGCTGTCGATCCCGAGGATCTACGCACCCTCATGCTGCGCAGGCTGGTGATCGTGTTTGGAGTGGATTCCGACTATGTAAACTCCCTCATGCCGCTCCTCATCCAGCAGTTCGCGATTGACTACGCTCGAAACGGCAAAACCAAAATGTGTTTTCAAAGCCTCGATGAAAACTTCATTGAGCTCAGCGATCCGAGATTTCACGCCAAGCTGAAAAAAATGCGTCGTGGTCGTGGGAAAGACCCCTATGCCATCCCAGGAGTTTAACATGAGAGAATTCTTGTGCCCCGGATGCAGGCAGATCAAAAAACACCGGGCGAAAAATCTTTGCATTAATTGTTATGACAAACTACCGAGAAAGAAAATAACCTGTCTCGGGTGCGGGAAGGTCCGTGAGCATCGAGCTCGGAGACTTTGCGCGCTTTGCTACGACAAGAAAAAGAAAGGGTTCCCGAAAATGACACACTCGCTCGGATGCGTCCGTGAGGAGCAGGAAAATCAATACGACAGCATGAGGGTCCAGCCCTTGTCACCTACGATGGCTCGACCCGGGACCGAGGAAAAGATTCAAGTGCTGATCGCACGGCACGCCCGCCACGAGCTTCTTTGGCACCCCCACGATTGCCTCATCCCGAGCGAGCGCGGTGAGCTCGGCATGTCGGCTCGCCCAGGGAGGCATCTCCGAGGAGAGAAAACAGTCAAGCGGGCCTCTGGCTGGCACAACAGCCCGGTCGAGAAAATCTTCAGTGTTCCCGATGAGATCGGCCTTGATGCAGACTAGATCCATGAGCATGATCGAGGCGATCACCAACACGCTGGTCGGGTTCGTGATGTCAATCCTCCTGCAATTGATGATGACATCCGCTCTCTCGATCCAGATGAGCCTCGACCAAAATTTAATCATGTCCCTGGTGTTCACGGTCGCCAGCGTGGCGCGGGGTTATCTGGTGCGCCGGATGTTTTTGAAATTGCACGACATTTTTTGATTAAATTTTGTACAGAATCCGTACAGAAAACCGTTTTTAAAATCTTCAAATTACCGCAGAAATCCTCGATTTTTTCAAAATATCTTTTCGCAGAAAATGCGTGCATGAAACGCTATAAACACAGGGTTTTTTGCGGATTCGTTGCAACCGCTTGGGGTGGAAGAGGTCGCAGGTTCAAATCCTGTATCCCCGACTAGACTTACGACGAATCGAGACCCCTCAATTTTCTGTACCGTACAGAAAATCATGGCAGATTGAAAAGGAGATGTGCGTTTTTTCATGTATACTGAATCCTTGGGGCAACCATCCTCAAGGGAGATAAGTCGCATGAAGCGCACACCTAAACTCTGTCGGCACAAGGCAAAGAACCTCGGGTACTCAACCGACCCGCGCACCGGGCATGTTGTCTATCACGGCCCTTGGGGACTGCGGTCAACCAAGGAAAACTACTCCCGATGGGTGGCGGCATTTGCCTCGGGCCTCGATCCGCTCACTCCCTCCGCAGATCCAATCGTCGCCGATCTCATCAATCAGTTTGCCCGCTGGGCCGACACTTATTATCGCGACCCGGTCACCGGAAAACCCACCAGTCAGATTCATGTCTTAAAATCAGCGCTCCGAGAATTAAAAAATTATCTCACGAAACCAATCAAGGATTTTACCCCGCAGGATCTCATCGCGGTCCGA